GAATTTCCATATTGCGAAGTTCATGAAGTAGAGGAATTCCTGATGCCTTCTGTTCAATGACAACAACATCTGGGTTCCAGTGTAGATACTCTTCATGAGCTCTACGTCTTAGTTCTGGAAACTCAAACCGACCTTTAAAAGCATCCAATAAAATTGCATTTTGACCATTATCTTCTCGATGAAAAACTCCCCAAGTTGTAATGGCAGAATAATCAGCTGTTTCCTTTTTCATAAAAGCCGTATCATAGGATTGAATAATAAAACTCATTTTCGGAGGTCTCTCGCTCTCATAGTCACGCCACCATTCACGTTTAATAATGGCTCCCTCTTCTGCTGTAGGGGTCTGCATATACTGAGCGTTCCATTTTCCAACACTAATAGAGGCTTTCACCGAATCTAATTCATCTTTATTCCAATATTCAGGCCAAACAGGTTTATCGTTAGGAAGAATAGCCGGAAATTCAACTACCTCCCATTCGTCTCCTTTAACCTCTCCCTGAGCCTTGATCAGTTGACCCGTAAGATCGTTTGTTGACCAACGTGTCATAACTAAAACGATCCGGCCGCCTGGTTGTAAACGTTGACGGGGTCCGGAGGTATACCACTCGTAGGCTTTGTTGAAGGAGTCTTTGCTTAATAGATCCTTTTCCTTATGGGGATCGTCAATGATCAATAAGTCAGCTCCTCTTCCTGTCATGGCACCTCCTACCCCTACCGCAAAGTACTCACCTCCTTGCGCTGTTTCCCAGCGACCCGCTGCCTTCGAGTCTTCTTGCAGCGAAGTCTCAAAAATTTCTTGGTATTCCGGCGAATCAATAACGTGCTTGGCCTTACGACCAAATCGTATGGCTAGTTCTGCTGTATGGGTAGCTTGAATTATTTTTAATTTTGGATTTTTTCCAATCATCCATGCCGGCAGATAATTAGAAGCAAATTCTGATTTTGTATGCCTGGGTGGCATATTCACGATTAGTCGCTTATTTTTACCGGAAGCAATCTTATTAAATTTTTCAGAAATAATTTTGTGATGATGACCCCCTATAAACTCAGGCCAAATGTATTTGATAAATTCTAAAAAATCCCCTGTGACTCTGTTTTTGAGTTTTAATTGATCAGCCTTTAAATAAGCCTTTAAATACTCCTTTTGCTCATCTAATGGTAATTTTTTTATAAAATTTATGTCGTCGCTTATCTGGATCATCGTTTATAAAACTATTACCATGAGAGTCTGAATTAAGCAATAAAGGGAAAGATTGGGACCCCTATTTCCTTGTTTAAGGGGGAGGGGGTGGGCCCGCCGAGGGAGGTGGGCCCGCCCTCTGGTACCTCTATGAGTTTCCCACCCCCCTCCCGCTACCGGGAGTCGGGAGGGGGGTGGGGGTGCGGGGGTGGGCCCGCCCCTGATTAGCTATGGCGTGAGCCATGCAATAATAACATGGGAGATTATAAGATTTAGCTTGACACGATATGGAACAAGGCGGCGTTAGCCGCCTTGCCTGTTTAACTTATTGGGATAAGTTATTCGGTGTTGTTAATTCTTTATCATCATACTGTTGTTCAGTAATGGGTATGCGTTGACCAAGTAAATCATTAACGAAGTAATGATTATATCTAGATTGTCCTGTTGTTTCAGTTGTTCTCCATTTATAATCTTTATACCAAGCTTGATCACACAATACTTTCTTCGGTTCAGTTGTTCTTCCGAAATGATTTAATGCGTGATCAATGTGTTCGTTAATCCAATCATACATACAATTCTGCGAACAGAAATTATTATTGCCATAATAAAAACTAGAACTGCGTCTAGTTTGATAACACTTATTTCCTTTTGTGCCACGAATACGATCTTTAGTTCTATACTCATGACACTTTGTACCTTGGCAATATTTCATTAGTGAATTGTCCTTTTTATTGGCGCAAAGTTTTTAAACTCGTCACTATCTTCAACCATGTCCAAAAGTTTATCTAAAACCAAAAGCGACATAACATATTTCAATTCTCTTTCGCTTAACTTTCTTGAAACTTTGTTTATTCTTTCAAGTCCAATTTCTGTGTTAGGCGATTGATGGACATAAGATACAGCCGAGAGTATTCTCGGCTGTAAATATATTGGAAGAACCTTAGATTGTTGGTTGTTCATTTATCTCCCATTTTTTACTTGCGGTTCTGTATTGAGGTTGACCATTATTTACTTCTTCGGTTGCCCATACATCAATATATTTTTTGTATGGATAACCAAATTTTTTATGGTGTCCTTCAAAGCAATTTTCATCAAGAGTTGCTTTGCGTTCAATGACCATGTCATGTTTTTTGGCATAGTATTTAATATAAAAGATAGCTTTATTTATTGTCATTAGCCACCTTTTCATTGTGCAATGAAATTACTTTACTCATTGTCGTACTTGCGTCAGTTGCTATGAAATAACTTTCATTAGAACTTTCATTTAATTGTTCTAAAGAAACCTTAAAAGCTACTGCATCATCTAAAGAGTATGCAACTTTAGCAACTCTATAACTAGAACTAACATTTGAATAATCATGTTTTTCTATGATCAACCAAACTTCTTTTTTCTTTTTGTTAAACATTTGACTTTCTCCTGTATTGTTAAACATACTGGGATATTATAGGTCAATATCCCAGTAGTCAATGGTTAGAAAAAATAATTATTGTGTGGTTTGTTGTTGATTATATGCTTTACGTAAAGCAATTTTTTGTTCTCTTGATTGAGATTTGTTTTTCATTGACTTTAACATTTCAGCCGCATTTTTAGGATTGTACATAACCAGACCTGTTGAGTTAGTTCTAATTATTTCTGCGTCATTAATGTTCAAGCCGCTTTCTTTTGCAAACTCTAACGCTTCATCAAGATATTTATATCCTTTAATAACATCTTTAATGAATTTCATTTGAGTTAAGACAGATTTAATCCAATTAGTATGACATTGAATTAATTGTCCTTTAGCTTGTTGCCATATCATCAAAGTATCAAACTCTTGCTTTGAACAATCAAGTTGACGATCACGACAATATTCTCGACCAATTAAATCGAGTTTATAATCATCATTCCATTCTTTTGCGTATGAGGTTTGATTATCCGAACCACCATTAGTTCCAAGATATTTTTCATTTGCGTCTTGAAATTTAGTTTGGTGTGGATTGCGTTCCTTGTCTGCCATTTCAATGTTGATATCTGGATTGCAATTATCTTGTGCTTTTAACTCGTCACGAAAATAAGCATAACCAAAGTCATGGTCATGTCTGCCATTATCTTGACCACCTATGCCACCATCAATTTTAAAATCAAAGTGGTGTGATATTCTTTTATCAACCATTTTAAAATTATCATTATCGTCACGTTCTTCGGCTTTACCCATGTAACCAAGATGAAAGCAACTATCACTTGCGATAGTATCTACATTATCAAACTTGTCTTGTAGGTATCTTGCTTTTTTGACATCATCATCAGTATAGTGTCTACGAACAATAGTGTGAGTTAAATCCCAAGCTTTGTCCTGTTCTGGTTTAATACTTTCTCTTGCTCGAAAGTATTTTTCTTTCTCGTCAGTTTCTTCCTGTTCAGCGTGAACCCGCCAACGACTACTGATCTTATTTCTTAGTTCTTGATTAAGTCTTAATCTACTCATTTATTCTCCTTTTGTTATTTAATTAAAATACACTATTGACATTAATAGTCAATAGGATTAAATGGGATTTGTAAATTAATATGAATAAAAACTATTAATAACAATTAAAGTTGGCTTGTAATTTGTCGGCTATATTTAAAGTTACAAGCCATAGAAAGAACAAATGATAATATATGGAAAGCCATTAAAAGAATTTTTTAAAGAGGGCTGGGATGTATTTCCGCCTTGGCTATGGGCATTAAATATTTTTGCTATAGCTTTTGCCCTCGGGGTAATATTTTGGTTGTAGATAGTATTTTATTTTATCCAATGTTATTTTTCATTGGATTAGCAATATTATTTCTATTTGATATTTAGGCTCCAAGCTTGAGCGAGATCCTGCATGGGACAGCAAAGGTTTAGACGATGACATACGAGGATCACCTCTGAAATTGGGTGAAGAGATCAAAAAGTTCCTGTGGTCACAGTCATGCTGGATCTCGGTCAAGGACGCCGGACCAACGGTCCGTTAAACAACGCGGCTGGCACCTTGGCCAAAAAAAATAAAAAATAATGAGTAAGTCTCCAAGCTCTCAAGCACGGGTGGGCCCGCCCATTAAAGTACAAGAAAAAAATTTATAGTTGACGGATCCGGGGCCCTGGGATATAGTGGGATTATGACAACATTAATAATAAAAGACAAAAAATATAAACTACCGTTTGAGATCAATACTCATTCGGCGACAATGGTAAAAAGAACGAACCCGTTGAGCGGTCAATCGATCGAGCTGCCGGGCTTCGCAGCTGCTGTATATGATTACACAATGTACAAAACTATGGAGATGGAACAGCTGGACAAGGCCACAAAACAACAACCTGGCTTCAGTGACAACCAGGATGGCTGGCAGATCGTGCGCAATGGAATAAATTTCTTTAGACAATATTTTGCTAAAGAATATATGGTGCTGTTAGATTGATGAAATTTACAACCGTATCAATTAAAGAAATTCAGGCGGATAAGACACACCGCCTGGATGCCAAGTACTGGATCAATAAAAAAAAACAAAAAAAGAATAAGTCTTCAAGCTCTCAAGCGGGTGGGCCCGCCCCTAAAGAATCAGGGTTCAAGCCTCCAAGCTTTCCGGACAGCTGCAATAATTTATTTGACAGAGAAGTAGATAAGTAGGATATTATAGGACTATGAATAAAAAAGAAGCCAAAGAAATAACCGGCGGGCTGTCAGCTCCTGGCAAGATGCCAGAAGGCAGCTATAACCTGCCGGCCGTTGCATGCCAGACTGGCGCGAAGCTCAGGGAGGTCCCGGGCACGCCGTGCTGGGGCTGCTATGCCTTCAAAGGTCGATACAATTTTCCAAATGTAAAAGACGCGCTAGCCCGCAGGCTGGACAGCCTTGGCCACCCGCTCTGGGTTCAGGCAATGGCTGTGCTCATTAAAGGAAAAAAATTTTTTAGATGGCATGATTCAGGGGACCTGCAGAGCGTGCAGCATCTCATCAATATCATGGAAGTCTGCAAGCTCACATCAGGGACCATGCACTGGCTCCCGACTCAAGAGCGCAAATTTTTGCCATTATCTCAAGATAGTATTCCTAAAAATTTATTAATAAGATTAAGCAATGCAAAGAATGACACGAAGCCCGGCAGGTCCTGGGACCATTGGTCAACCGTGGTGACGAGGCCGCGAGCTGGTCACGTGTGCCCGGCGCCTGAGCAAGGCAACGAATGCGGAAGCTGCCGCGCGTGTTGGTCTAAAGATGTCCATGAAGTTCAATATAAAATTCACTAATGTCTGGGCCAAGCTTCAGGATCCTGCAGCCTTGGTCCGGGCGCCAGTCTACAAGCCTTCAAGCAAGGCCACACAGGAAGCGAGACCACAAGCTAAGGGAGAAGTCCTCAAGCCTGAGTCTACAAGCTCAAGGATCCGGGAACCGGGATAGAGGCGAAAGGCCCCAAGCTCCAGGGCACAAGCAACAAGGACAAAAGTATTTTTTTTATGCTTAATATGGAATGATATTTGGTGAGGAGAGAACCTCAAAACCATGGATTTTAATGTAGGAGTTCTCTTTAATTCAACAGTGAAAAAGTTGCCAGAAGGAGCGTAGCCCAAAAGATCAGGAGTACCGAATAAAGCCCGATTTTCCAGCCTTGTCCACTTAATTCTCTTAGACTCATTTTTTAATTTTCTCCAAAGTTGTCGTTCAGTAATGACCGGTCTAACCACTACATTACCAATCTATAATTTACCGATGATTTTGCCAATATTATGGACAGGTTTTTCACACCTAAAAACTAATCTATGGGTCTCGCTATCACCCAAGATTCTATTCTCAAGTAGCAAGATGTCGGTCATATCGTAAATCTCACCGTTTGGTAATTCCACTTGGACTCTTGCTTCCTTAGCAACTTCAGACTTCATGAACTTTTTCAAGACGTGATCTAGAATCTTTCCTGTAATCGCCATTCTGTTGCGCTTATAAAATAAGTATTATATATTGTCAAACACTATGCATATAAAACGAACTCCGGGCCCAAATAAACAATTAACATCCCAGCAAATGAAATTTGCTACTCTCTTGGTCTATGGAGTAGAAGGAATTCCTCTAAGTAAGACTGAAGCAGCAAAACTAGCAGGATTCTCAGACCCGCAACCCTATGGATCACGGCTAACCGATCCCAATAAATACCCACTTGTATGTGCTCACATCAGTAACCTGCGAGATGAAGTAAGGCAGAAATATGGCATAAGTTTTGAGGGCCATTTGGAAGAACTTGGAAAGATTAGAGACAGAGGTAAAAAAGACAATAGGAATCTAGCGGCCGCAGCTACTACTGAAATAGCTCGGGGTAAAGTCGGTGGATATTATATTGATCAAAAGATTATTAGGCACGGCAAGATTGATGACCTCAATCTCGATCAACTCTATGAAAGGATGAAAACAATCAAAGAGAAGAACGAGAAAGTGTTAGAAGCTAAACAGCTTTTAGAATCTAATGAGGAACCAGAGTCAGAACGTAAAGACACGACAGTAAAACTATCACTAATGTCAGATAAAATATCCGATCCGGATTCCACATCCTAACTATTTTCTCTTTTTCTTTTTAGATTTAGCTTTTTTCTTTTTAGTCTTAGCTTTTTTCTTTTTCTTTGGCATATTTTTCTCCTTTAGTCTGTTGTATTCTTCTTCACTGATGTCG